GATCCAGAGGGAGAAGACCCTGACGAAGATTTAGATACTAAAGATCAAGATGGCGAAACGCAGGAAGAAATTTTATCCAATCCCATAAAAGATGCCGAAACTGTTGAAGATATTTTTGGTAATAAAGATAGTGACGGCGGCTCTGGAGGAGAAGATCCAGACGAAGATATAAACAACAAAGATGATGAGGGTGAAACGCAGGAAGAAATGCTGGCTAACCCAATTAAAGACGCTGAAACCATAAACGAAATCATTAATGGAAAAGATGCCGAGCCGGAATCAAAAGACAAAGAGCCTGAGTTAGGCGCAGGAAATGACAAGGAAGGCGGCGAGGATAATGGTCAGGTAGTTAATACTAAAGATGGTGAAACTGCGGCTGACGTTATCGGCGTAAAAGATGGTGAGGGAGATACAAAAGATGCTGGGGGAGAGGGTGATGTTCTTAATCTGTTTAAAGGTATTGGTTTAGGCGGAGGCGTTAGCTCTTTTACGCCACCAAAAGCCCAAGATTATATGTATCGCCTTGATTTTGATGCGCCAACACCAACAGGCGTAGACATTACAGATGAAGACTATCTAGCTAAGCTGGAAGCATACACTCCAGAAAGAGAGCTTGATGACATAATTAAACGCAATTCAGGTGGAATGTTCGCATGACATATTTGGATCTGGTAAACAATGTGCTTCGCCGCTTGCGAGAAGACACGGTTGAGTCTGTTACTAATGATGCTTACAGCACAATGGCAGGAGACTTTGTTAATGACGCCAAAGAAATGGTTGAAGCTGCTTGGGATTGGTCAGCACTACGAACTCGACTAACAATCACAACGGCTGCTGATGACTATACCTATTCACTAACAGGAACAGGTGATAAGGGAAAGCTGTTAAATCTTATCAACGATACTTCAAATTTAGAGATGGCGTATCAAACTCAAAACTGGTTTGACGATAAGTTTTTTATTCAAAACACAGTTTCTGGTGCGCCTGCGTACTATACCTATGCGGGTGTTGATGCCAATGGTGATGCGCAAATTGAGGTATATCCTAAGCCTGATGGCGTGTATAGCTTAAAGGCAAAAGCAGTAATTAGAAATACAGCATTGAGTGCGAATACAGACACACTGGCAATTCCAAGCCAGCCTGTTATTCACCTTGCAGTTGCACTGCTTTCAAGGGAACGAGGAGAAACTGGCGGAACATCTACTCCAGAATATTTTGCTATTGCGGACAAGTATCTGTCAGATGCAGTAGCTCTTGATGCTCAACGCCACCCTGAAGAAACAATCTTTTATACCCCGTAGGAGCAGTCATGGCACAACCATTACAAAGCATTGACTTAATTGCCCCAGGGTTTAAAGGGGTAAACACAGAAGATTCTCCAATCGCGCAAGACCCGTCATTTGCAGATATTGCAGACAATGCAGTGATTGATAAACGAGGCCGGATTGCGTCTCGAAAAGGCATTAATGTTCTGACCACTGACAAAACTGTGTTGGGTTCAGATCATATTCACAGAGTGCATCATTTTTATGATGAGGATAATAACGAGGTTATTTTTAGTACGGGCAATAATAAAATTATTACGGGCACGACCACTCTTGTTGATGCAACGCCAGGATCTTACACAATTACGGCTAACAACTGGCGCATTGTTAACTTTAATAGCAAGGCATATTTCTTTCAAAGGGGCTTTGACCCGTTAGTTTATGACAATGCTAATGGCGTTAGGACGTTTAGTACTGTAAACAGCAACACCACGCCTGCTACTTTAAAGTGCAATGAGGCGGTTTCTTCGTTTGGTCGACTTTGGATAGCAGATAATGCAAATGAAGCGCAAACTATTTATTGGTCTGATCTCCTTGATGGAACTGATTTTACAGGCGGCAGTAGTGGTTCAATAAATGTCTCTAAAGCGTGGCCTGATGGCTATGACGAGATTGTTGGGTTAGCAGCGCATAACAATTTGCTGGTTGTATTTGGCGCACACAGCATTCTTGTTTACGAAAACGCCAACAGCCCTGCAGTAATGCGGCTGGCTGATACTGTTTCTGGTGTTGGTTGCGTGGACCGCAACTCAATTCAAGGGATTGGTACAGATGTATTGTTTTTGTCCCATGCGGGGCTTCGCAGCCTTGGCAGAACAATTCAAGAGAAGTCTTTGCCTTTATCAGACCTAAGCGTCAATGTTAAAACTGAACTGATTGAGGTTATTTCATTAGAGACAGAACCGCTTTGCTCAATATACAGCCCTGAAAACTCTTTTTATCTTATTGCGTTTCCAAGCCAACAAACTGTTTACTGTTTTGATCTTAAGGGCAAATTAGAAAACAACGCTTATAGAGTGACTAGGTGGACTTCTGTTGGCCATAAATGTTTTGCGCGTCATACAGATGGGACGTTGTACATTGGCTCTTCTGATGGCATTGGAAAATATGATGGGTATCAAGACAATTTAGTGTCTTATCGATTTAGGTATTTTAGTCCTGCTTTAACATTTGGAGATCCAAGCAGAATTAAACTACTTAAGAAAATACGTCCTACTTTTGTTGGTTTGAATGAAGGAAAAGTATTTGTTAAATGGGCGTATGATTTTGAGTCAGCGTTTAAAAACTACGAGATTTCTGTAGGCGATCAAAACCCAGCTTTTTTTGGCGTAAGTCAATATAACATTGATAAATACACAGGCGGCATTTTGATTACTAGGCAGTCTGTGCAAGCAAGCGGTAATGGCACAGCAATTACAATTGGAATTGAAGCAGATATAAACGGTGCTATTTTGTCCATTCAAGAAATAAATTTATTGGCGTTAATAGGTAAAACAGTATGAGTGACTACAGCAAGACTACAAACTTTACCGCCAAGGACACGTTGCCCTCTGGCGATAGTAATAAAATTATTCGTGGTAGTGAGTTTGATACGGAGTTTAATGCCATTGTTGCGGCAGTGGCCTCAAAGTCTAATATTGCCTCGCCCACCTTTACGGGGACAGTGACGGTTCCTGCGTTAACAATTACAGGAAATGTAACGGTTGACCTTGGTAGTTCAGATACAGTCACTATAGATGGGGGAACTTACTAATGTCGCTTTTTAGTGATATTGCTGGATTGGCTGCGATTAACACAGCCTATAACAAGTTGGGATCTGTTGGAGATCGAGCTTTTAATGAGTCCGTTGATTTAGCATTTAGCCTATACAACAGGGGTCAGTTTCAACCATTTACTGTTACTTCTGGTATTGGTTCATCTGGCATATCAGAGGGAGGGGTAAGCCAAAACTTAATCGGACCTGTTGAATCGCTTCAAAGTAGTTTGTTTTCTAGATCTGCAGAAAATCTTTTTGGACAAACAGAAGGAGCTAACCTTGCTGGCATAACCGGCGGTGACCTTCTTAGCAGGGTTACCGGGACGCTTGATCAACCAATCCCTGGTTATTCTCCTTTAACGCAAGCTACCAATGCTGCTATATCTCAAGGCATGGGGTTTATGCAGCAAGCTGGTATGCCTGTTGGGGCAAGAGAGCAACAGGTATTTGATCGTATTCGTGCAGCACAACAGCCAGAAGAAGAGCGTAGACGGCTAGAGCTTGAAGAAAGACTAGCTACGCAGGGTCGCCTGGGGGTTTCTACAAACCTATACGGCGGCACACCAGAGCAGTTGGCTTTGTCAAAGGCACAGGCAGAAGCTCAGAACACAGCCATGTTACAAGCTATGCAGCAGGCTAGGGCGGAACAAGCGCAGGCAGGGGCTTTGGGTCAGCAATTTACATCACTTGGCGGAACATTATCTGGACAGTTGCAAAATTTGCAAACCGCACAACAAGCTCGCGGTTTAGGTTTTGCCCAAACAGGACTAGGTTTAATGCAGGGCCGTGAGGCGCTTGAGGCATCTGAGCTTCAACAGTCTATTGCTGCATTAAAGGGTGGTTTACTACCAGAAGCGGCTCAGCTAAATATGCTGCAGCAAGGGCTTAACGCTGCCAAGTTACGAGAGCAGTCTCAACAATTCCGCACCGGATTATTTGGCGAAGCAGGCGTGACAGGCATTGATGCGTTGCTAGCATCTGGCCTAGGACAAGCCAGCCTTGTTGGTAATGTTGGCGCTGGGGTGTTAGCAGCTGGTGCACAAAGCAGTGACGGTGGGTTGTTTGATTTTATTAAAAACATTTTTAAAGTTTCATAACCAGAGGGCTAAGCCATGGCTAGAGGTGCAAATTTAAGACTAAGCGATTCCGTACTAGGACAGCTGGCTAACCCGAATTTTGCTCGGGCAGCGGGTATGTCTATTGGTGCGGGGATGCTTGGCGTAGAGCGCAGAGAAGAAGAGGCAGAGGAGCGTGCAACTGAAGAAGCCACGCTAGAGCTTTTGCGTAAAGCGCAAGTAGCCCAAGAGCAAGGCGACATGAGGCTTCTTAATGATGTGACTCAGACGCTTGATGGAATGTTGACGGGAACTAAAGGCAGCCAAGCTAGGGGGTTGATTACTCAAGGGCTATCAACTGTTTCTGGTCAACGCGCAGCAACACAAGCACAGCAGCAAACTAATACAGCTAAGTCAATCTTAGCAACTGAGCAGGCGCTTGAGCAGTTTCAACAGCAAAATGCTCGTAGAGCAGCAGGCGAGCTTATTGAGGTAGTTCCTTTTGAAGAGCGCCAACGTAAAGCGCTTGAAGAACGACTTGCACAAATGAAGCAAAACGCAGCAGCTGTAACAGAGGCCGATACTATAAAATATACAACTCAACTTACTGGGTTGCAGCGCGAAGAAAAATTACGCGAAGAACAAGGCAAAGCTGTTATTGCAGCGCTTTCTTCTGTTAAAAAAGACTCTGAAAATTATGAAAGTATTGTAAATAGAGCAAAAAGTTTAAATCTTGGTAAATACGTTAATGACTTTGAACAAACTGCGTTAGAGCTAGAACAATTAGATATTGAGGTTCAAAATCTACGCGATGAACAACCGGGAAAACCTTTAACAAACGAACAAAAAGCAAGACTTACAGCTACAGGTTACAAGCTAACTGGCGATGCTGTTGCAGATAGAACACAGTTTGTTAATTTAGTTTCAGCAGAGGCAACAGCTGCTAGAACTGTTGCTTTGCGAGGTATTACAGAAGTTTCAGGGGGCGAAGCAAAAGCGCAAGCAAGACAGGCTTTAAGGGATATACAAAATGAGCCAGGGGCAGACCTTACTCTTAACATTTTTGATGATCTTTATAACAGAATTGATGATATTCCAGAAAAAGAGCTTCAAGAGTTGTTTGATCTTTCAGAAGGAAAAACTCCTTTAGAGATAAAACAAATTTCCGTTGATTGGGTTCGTGGCAAATTTAAAAAAGAATTTGAACAGATGCAAGATGTTCAGGCTGTGCAGGCCGAAGAAGAAAATGAAGCACAATTAGCAATTAACGCAGTTATTGCGGCAACAAATGCTAGTTCTGGGGCTAATCCAGGAGATCCCAACTACAAGGATCCTAATGACCCAGCAGTTCGCAGGGCTGCGTTAGAGCGATTAAAGTCTGATGCAAGCAAGCAGCGAGCTATGGCTCAGGCTCAAGGTGTTGGAGGAAGAGTTCTTTAATGAGCGACCAAGATTTTGTTGTTCCACAAAGCGCACTTGACGAATATATCCAGCCAGAACGATTACAGCAGGATAATTTTGTTATTCCTCAAGAGTCTATTGATCTTATTGGAAAAAGCATTGAGCGAGACAAAGCGGCTGGCAAAGGCTTGCTTGTTGAGTTTGGCGAGGGGATAACTTTTGGAACATTAGGCGAGCTTGCATCAATTGTAAAATCAGCTACTTCTGAAAAAACGTATTCAGAAGCAAAGAAAGAATACGAGGATGCTCGTAAGCAATTTAAAAAAGAAAACCCTGTGCTTGGTCAGTATGCCTTACCACTAGAAATTATTGGCGCAATTCCTACTGGCTTAGTTGTTGGAAAAGCCTTAACCAAAGCAGGGGCTAGCATTGCTCAAGGCGCGGCAATTGAAGGCGGATTTTATGGCGCTGCAAGTGGCGAAACATTTGAAGATAGGGCTATAGGGGGCCTTGTTGGTGGTCTTGCTGGTTTAACTTTGGGAAAATTGGTTGATGTTGCTACAAAACCAAAGGCTCAGGGCGGTCTAAAGACAGAAGCCGACGATATAGCCGAAGAGGTTTACGATATTGATACACAATCAGCGCAACGAGCTATTGATGAGGCTGAAGATGCGGCTGTATATTCAGAAGTAGATAACCCTGCTTACGCAGTAAAGCCTTTGTCTGAGGCGCAGACTGCCGGTGAATTGTGGACAGGACTAAAAGCGTCATTAAACAATTTTTATAATGACAAACTTACTGGCGTGTCAGATCGTCTTGGTCGCGAAGTTAGTGAAGACGTTAGAGGCCGTTACCAAATAGCGGATGAAACCGCACTACGCATCGTCAACAAAGATCTTGATGGCTTATCGGAAGAACTTGTACCTGTAATTAAAATAATAAATGAAAGCACCAGAGCTAAAGGCGCGTTGCTGGATTTTGCTGCAGGAAAAATGGGCTCTAGTTTTGATGACTCTATTAAGCGTCTTGAAGGGGTACTGGAGGGAGAGTTAAACACTGCGCACATGGCTACCTTAAAGCGTTACCTTGGATACAGCGCAAAGAAAAACAAAGAATTAAACGAAAAGGTTTTTGGCGCTAACTTCGGCGATATTACTTATCTGCATACTCGCAACAGAGGGTATCGTGACAGGTTAAAAGAGGAGGGCATGACAGACGCAGAGATCGAAAAGATGTTTGAAGATCCTGCATTTGAACAGCGTACTCGCGGCTCTTACCTTGATGAAGCAGACCCACGGCGACCTGATCCTTCTGAGTATGAAAATCCAATTGTCTCTGATATGCGCCGCATATTTAAAATGCAGCGGCTTGCAGAAATACAACGCAAGTTTGGTGTTCGCATTGATGACTACAAATCGGGGCCACGGCGCGAGCGAGCATTAGAAAGCTCATCGTCTGTTATTGAAAGGACAGGTGAAATGGCTACCGATCCTCTGCTGCTAACAGAAAATTTACGCAAAGCAGCAACAGATGCATTAACTCCTGATGAGTTTATGGATGCGTTAAAGTTTACGCTTACCAAAAAAGGCATTAGCGAAGAGGGCGCTGCATTTACTGTACGAGAAATAAGCGAAGCAATCATGGGTCAAGCAAAAGCTCCACACCCACTGATTCAAGCTGCAAATTCCCTGGCGTATGCGCTAACTTTAGCAGGCCCGTTATCAGCTGTGCTTAACCTTGCTGACATTCCTTTGCTTGGAGCTAAGTATGGCGGCAGTGCTGTGCGCGAAGGCTTAAAGGTTGCTACTCCGTTTAAGAAAACTCCAAATGCTGACCTTAAAAAAATGGGCTTAGACAATCAGTCGTTTGGCGAATTTGTAAACATCATCAACGATCAAGCTAGTGATGCGTCAAACTGGATGGTAACTACCGCTGAGAAAATGCGTAATACGGCAAACTTTTTGATGAAAGGATCTGGCTTTGCAGCAATGGATCAAGTCGGAAAGAAGGGTGTAATGCGTGGCGTTCTGAAGAGCGCAGCCAATGATGCAGAAGCAGGCACACTAAAAGAAAACTGGGGGTTTTATTTTAATAAAGCCGAGCTAGATATTCTGTCTAGCCAGTTAAGAAAGCATGGCTTAGATTGGCAGAAGTATACCGGCAAGGGTGCAGAGCTTGTTGAAGAACTTATGTTTGCAGGTCTCGGACAGCAACAGTTAATTAGTGCAGCTGGCAGACCATCAGCATGGGCACGTCATCCAAACTTACGTCCATTGTGGGCGCTGCGTGGTTTTGTTGTTAAACAGCAGGCACTTGCTTTGCGCGAAGTAATGGGAAATATAAAGGCTGGCAAGCCAGAAAAGGCTGCAGAGTTTTTAGGTCGATACGCGGTGTATGGCGCTGGCGGTTATGCAGCAATTAACGAGGGGCGTCAGTATTTGTTTGGCGATGGAGAAGCATCGTTTAGCGGCCTTGCTAGAGGGTATGGAGACTCTTGGGCTTCACTATTAACTGCTAATACCCTGGGCTTAAATGACTATCAGTTTGGCAAGATTAAACAGAATGGCCTTATGCTTACGTTTGCTCAAGGACTTTTGCCAATAGCTGTTACACGGCCATTTGATATCCTTGGCACAGCAATTGGTGTAGCTGACAGAGAATATCCTGTGGCTCGCCTTGCTTCAGAGCTTCCTTTGGTTAGGGATATTGGACGCACTAGTAGGAATGTTGGTGAGCGTATAGGTGTTGAGCCGCTTCAAGAATTTGGCGGCATGATGACTCAGAAAAGATTAGAAGAAAACTAATCCCAGCTTTCAAACTCTAACCAGCCTGCAATACCAGCCGCTCTGTCATTCTCTAGGCGAGCGGCTTCAGCTTTATAATGTTTAGCTACTTGCTTCTCTTCTTTTATCATGCGCTTGCCCAGCATAATATCTTCGACCTTCTCCCTAATTAACTTCAAGGCTCCTTCGCCATAGGTGTCTATGTAGTGTCGGTAGAAGTAATCAGGATTGCTGCCAAACTTTTGATGGCACCCATAACAATGTGAAAAAGCATTCAAGCCATCATACCGGATGCCTTTCTTGGCTCTGCTAAAGTAATGTGAGCAGTGTAGCCCCTTGCTGTTTTCTTCGTACTTTGCACCACACCCTTGGCAATAGAAGTCAGATCGCAGTCTTACGCATCGACTAAACCAATGGTCTGCTGCCGTTCTTTTTATTCTCATTTAAGTTGATCCTTTAGTGATTGAGGAAATGGAACGTAAACTCCACGGTGTTCTGCCATCCATCGAGTTAACACCTCAGCAGACTCGCTTAGTTCGCGCACCGTCAATCTGGCAGTAGAGTTCTTATCGTACATAGACTTAATAACTGGTTTGTATAACATCTCTTTTACTAACACATCTGTAAATGGAATCTCTAGTGTGTCGCTATATGGGTGTCTTGCCCAATCTCCAGCGTCGTTTAGTTTTTCAGCAATCTGTCTAAACCACAAATGCATTGCGTCGTTTTGCCGTTCAGTTCTATTTTCTTCTTTTATCTTGTAGGTTAAAACTGTTCCGGTTTGAAACTGATCCTTAATAAAGGCAATAAAAAACTCTGCCTTTTCTTTACTATCTACTATCCACCGATGCGACATAGCACTCCCCTAATGCATCCTGTAATATTTTTCTGTGACCTCTAGCTCAGTAAGCAAACTAGCTAACCATAAATCATAGAAGTCTTCCAGCGGCATGTCGATTGTAAGGCCGTCTGGGTATGTGTCAGTGTACACATCTGTTTGCTTTTCATTCTTAAGGTTTGTTGTTGCGCCGCCAACCGTTGACGTTAGCAGTACTGCATTACCGTTCGGCAACTTTACGCCAATTAAAGGAATCACTCTCTCGGCCTCACTGTTACTCTGGCAATTTCGCCATTTGTTTTGTCATAGGTAATTACTTTAGCACCTCGACGGGAAACCCATCCACCTCTGGCAGCGTATGCGTCACGACCACTTAACGTAGGGTGCATTTCGGCAATCGCGCCACCGTCCTCTATCAGGCGTTCGTGATGGTAATGCCCCGTATGAATATAAGTGTAGCTTGCTTTGCCCCACATTTCCCTAAACCGTGGCTCACTAGCAAATAACTTATGCAGCTGAGCGAGTTTAACTTTGTGACCGTGATGGAACGCAAGCATTGTTTCGCCGTGTAGGTAAGCGTAATACGGAAACTCATTGTCAATAACTGTCAGTCTTTTTTCGTTAGCAAACAGCTGCTTAAGATGTTTCCGCAACCATATACTGCCTGATATATCGTGGTTACCTTCGGCAGATATTACAACCACGTTGTTGAATTTTTTTAGCATCATTTTTACAGCCTCAGCCATGACAGACATAGCTAATTCAACCAACTTCCCATATCGAGTGTCCGCATCTAGTATGTGTCCAGACTGCGGGGTCACGCTAAGGATTCCATCCCAGTGCAGAAAGTCACCTAGCTGACAAAGGAACCCCGTCCCAGCCTTTGGCGCAGTGCTAATCATGTCGCTAATTGAGTTAAGAAATACATCTCTGGCTACGTTAACATTCCAATCGTCGCCCGTCTCGGCTTCGTATGCGTACATTCCTAAGTGGAAATCAGTAATGGTTAGGAGTGAAAGCAGGTCATCGTCGTAGCTTTTAGGCGCAGCAGTAGGTTTAAAGCTGGGTAAATTTTCTACCGCAGACTCCATTCTCTCAATCAATATTTCAAACTGCCGTTGCTCATCAGTCTGAGACTTAACCCATTGGCGTATTGGGTTTCCATCCTCATCATAAAAAGTAGACACGCCTTTAATCTTATGGCCATCGGGCACGGGGTGGTGCCAATCATTGTCGGGACTGTAACCTTGCCTAGCTGCTTTGGATTTTACCGCTTCTAAATGATCTCTTACGGTACTGCGAGCCATTCCGGTTTCAACAGACACAGCGCGCTGGGACATTCCTCGAACAAAAAGAAGAGTAATTACTTCTACTTGCTTTTCGGTCGAGCAGAATTGCAATAATCGGTGACTCATAATAATTCCCCCAGCCGTAACCGACTGATTTTATTTTTGTTTTTTAATTGCCTCTAACAATAACCGACGATAGGTAGGCAAGGCGTTTTCTTTTTCAGTCATTGACTCAATAAATTGATACAACTGCCCCTCTATTAATCTATGCCGCATTAATTCTACTGCCATAGCTCGCTGCTGACTTGGTAACATTGACTTCCAATGGTACTTTTGAGTTACAAATAACTCCAATACGCGATCATCTATATGCTCAACAGTCATTAAACTACTCCTTTTTTAGTTTGCCCAGTTTGCCCAGTTTGCCCAGAAAGTCCAGCAGGCCCATGTTTTACGGGGCCAGCAGGCTCAACCCGCCCCCTAAACTATGGGCATTAGGGGCATTCTGGGCATTCTGGGCATTCTGGGCATTCTGGGCATTAGATATTTGCGTCCCAAGAATAAAACTTTTTGCCATGCTCGCCTCGGCGCTCTAACTTTAAATGGTTTCCTTTTAAAAGATCGATGCAATTTCTTAAAGTTTTTCGTGAACAAGCATTGGGGTTTACATCATCATCGTTAAGCATAGAAAACAAATCACTTTGAGAAAATGTCTTGTTGTTTTTCATAACGCTGCTAAGAAATACAAACTCATCTTCATATCTAGATAGCGCCCTGCCTATATTAATCTGCGCTCTTTGTCGGTGCTTAAGATCGGCAATGTCATCTGCACTCATAAACTCTACTGAATCTACAGACTCTTCATAATCGATTAGCCCTGATGTCTGCTTGTATTTAAAGCCACCCTCAAAACTAACCTGACTCCTATCCTTTTCATTGATTACTAATAGTTCTTGGTACGCAGCAAACTTGTCATTCAAAGGATCAAGGCCAAACATATTATCTACGTCAGCTTTCAGATCTCCTACGCCCTCATATACTAGCCTGCCATCCATTGTTCTGTGCTTGTTGCAGTGCCCTAGCAAAACCACTGTCCCCCCTGCCGCAGCAAACTCTCGAAAAACGTGCAGTATTTCTCGCATATCAGCCTTGTTTAAAACTGGTGCAAACTTTTTAAGGGTGTCGCAGATAATGATTTTGCCATCAGCTTCACCCTCCATTCTTATTGCATTCAACAAATGCAGCGCGTCGTTTGTATTGCGAAGGCGTGGATCAGGCGAGTTTGCAAGAGTCACCATAGTAATTCCATGCTTGCCACCCAGCTTTGCTTTTTGCAAGACGCCTTTGGCTCCGTCATCCTCATTAAAATAAATAACATTAGACCCACTAATTAAATTATTTCTTATTGATTGGAATAAATTTCCTAATATCCAAACGGTTTTTCCTGCGCCGCTTGGGGCATAAACTAACGTAACTGTGCCTGTAGTTATCATGCCTGGAATTACATCCCGCTCTTTTGAGAGCCGATCTTCTAGCTCTTTGATTCTTCCGTTGATAGCAGCGTTACGCAGCCTGCTAAGAGAAGATACTGGGCTTGGGGGAGCTACCCCATTGGGTTTGGTTTCGTTTAATACAGGGCCATTGAGAGCCTCTGAGGGGGTATTGGCTAATTGGCTTTCTTGAAAGCAATAGGAAGCCCAATCGTCTGACATAGAACACTCCTTTTTTGTGGGGGGAAACCTTACAACTCTGACGCAACTATGCCCACTTGTCAATAACTATCATTAACTTTATAATGTTTGCAAAGGTTGACATTCTTTAGATGAGTAGCTACAGTAAAGGAAATCAACAAAGGAGAATCGCAATGTCTGAAGAAAAAAGCAAGCTGTATGAAAACCTGTTGAACGCTCAACGCCACCTCTCACATGCTACTGCATCGGCTACAAACCCGCACTTCAAGAGTCAGTACGTTCCATTTGAAGCGCTGTGGGATTATGCCAAAGAAGCACTAAACGAGCGTGGAATTTTGATTCAGCAAATCAGCCATGAATGCGAGGTTGGCGCGTGTATCGAAACCATTTTGATTGGTTACGGAGAAACATTTGGCACCGGCAAGATGATTGTCAGGGCAGACAAGCCAACAGCACAAAGTTTTGGAAGCGCCGTTACTTATGCCAAGCGATATAGTTTATCAATGGCATTAGGTATTGGCGCAGACAAAGATGACGATGCAAATAAAGCAGAGTCAGGAACCAAGAGAGCATGGTAGAAACCTATGAGGAATTCTTAGCGTACATGGAATCTGTACGCGACAACTTTGATTTTGTCAGCGATGTAAAAGTTGCAGTAGCAAATGAAGAGTGGGACATTCTTAGGGCTATCATCGAAGACACACCGAACAGTGTTAAGGAGGCATTAAATCTAGCGCCGTCGAAAGGTGGCATCTTTACAACCTATGAAAATAGGGTAATGAAAACCAATCCAAACAGGAATACAAGATGAGTGAAGAAAAAAACTTTGTTAATGGCATGATTATTAAACTTCCAGATGACAATGCACCAGACTTTGTAAAGCTAAAGCTGTCGTTAAAGCTAGACGAGTTGGGTGCATGGATCTCAACACAAAAGCGTGAAGACAATGCGCTTGAGTGGATCAACATTGAGATCAAGGAAGGGCGATCTGGCAAGTGGTATGCCGAGCGTAATATGTGGAAGCCGTCAGATGACTCAAGACACGCCGCAGCAGCACCGTCCTTCGAACAGAAGGTAGAAAAAGCATCTCAAGACATACCTTGGTGAGTGATTGCCCCGCTAGTCGGGGCTTTTTAAGGAGACAAAATGAGCGCACAACCTGAATACCTTTACTACCGAGAACTGTTTAGTATCTTTAAAGCATACACCACGCCAAAGCTAATGAAGGTTCTGGACTCTCAAGGCATCAAATACTTTACTGACGCCAAGGGCAAACCATTTACCACCCGCGTTGCCATCGAAGGGGCATTGGGATCTGAGAATATTGTCTCATCTACCGCACCGGAAGGCCCTGTGGATTCGGCAGCATCGCTTAGCTAGATAGGGGTCGCAGGCATCTAGCCCTGCGGCAACAACCTGCAGGCCAGTGCCATCGGGAGGTTATATGAAATGGAAAGCTGATCAAATTGGCGGAAGCCATTATAAAAACTTAAGCATTCAGCCGCTTGAGTATGCCCTGCAAAACAATCTCGGCATCTGTGAACATGCGGTAGTTAAGTATGTTTCAAGGTGGAAGACTAAAGGAGGGATAGAGGACCTTAGAAAAGCTCGCCATTACATTGACATTCTTATTGAGGGGGAGGTGAAGTAGAGCAGCGATTGTGACCACTGGGCGCTGCCAACCAGCTCAATCAGGGTAGGAGTGGAAACCCCTGGTCAAGGCCGAGTGTACTAACAATCAGGATCAAAGTCATGCCACTCCTGTTGCTCGGTTACTTCATGTCTTGCAGACCAAGCCTCATTACATTCATCGCAAACTCCATCATCGTCTATAAACCCAGACTCGACTACCGTTCCGCATTCGTCGCACTTACGAAAATCTTTATCTTTTGTCATAACGCACCGCTCAACACTAAACATGCCAGAGAAGTGACCATGATGCATAGCAAGCTAACTACCATTTCATTATTCATCTCATCCATCCTTATGCTTGGCTGCAATCTCTTGTCTGTAATCCAATACCATTTCATCAAAACAGCTGGGGTGATAAACCATATCGTCCCAGTTATCTTCCCAGGGTAAATCATCAGGTAAATTTAAAGGCATCCACTTTGCAGAATGCCATATCGTTTCGTTGCAGTACTCGCATTTATTCATCGAACACCCCCATTTTCCAAACTCTTAACATCCGAATACCATCAATCTTTTCTGCTCGGGTAGCTGGCTGCACTCCATTGCAGTACATAGAAGATACGAATGATTTACCTGTATAGTAAGGCAGCAACACTGAATCACCCTCAGCCATTTCATTCATTAGCTTTTGCCATTTACCATGTCCCCTTACTTTTGAAGGAATCTCTATTCCTTTCTCAATTGTTATCTTCATTGCCAGTTCTCCAGATCTGGCCTGTATCTCCAGAAGTCATCCATTATTTCATCGTGATTAAACAGTCGCTGAATATCTTTTGGAGGAGTAACTCCGTCCGCATAGATAGCTTCTATCTCAGTATACGGCGGCTCTTCTCTATTCCCAGGCTCGTAATACATTTCAACTACAACGCCTAATGCTGGGTGTGACCAAGATACATTACTCACTATTACGTCCCTCCTCTCTAGTAATTAAGTATTCAATTGCTGACAAAGGACTATCTAATCCAGTAGCAAATCCATTCATCCAACAAGTAACAGGATCACGATCACCCCACATTTTCTTGTAACGACGGTAATCACGCAGCTGCCTTGCTTTGCTATTACGAAAATGATTTCTCCAAAAAATTAAGTCCTGCATTGCGTCAGTCTTAGCTGTCAATTGATTGATCTTTAACATCGAAAATCTCCTCAATGGTTTTGTGTTTTGGAATAAAGTTAATGTGTTTGTTACCTATTACCTCAGAAATAAACTCATGCAGCCCTTTGTAATCTGGCTTCATGTCGTTAGCAGTGCACCAATTAAAGTATGCCTTTACTAAAGAGCTTGGATAGTAATTATCGGTATCAAATGATTCGGCCATTACGCTCACCTAACTCTTCGTTTAAATAATTAATGCAGCACTGCACGTCTAATTGTATTTGTGCAAGGTTGTCAGTTTTGTTTTTGAACAGGTTAAAAAGTTGATCTGCTTGTTGTAACACCGTAACCAGTGAACGAACATAATGACGGTCATCAAGCTGCACTACGTTTTCTTTAGGTTTAGCAGAGTAAGGAAACAAACTCCTTGCTGCTGCTTGAATTGACATGGCGTCTTTATAATCTGAACCCGTATCGTAAAGATGGTCTTGCAACGCAGCACATTCTGCTTTTACAAGCTCAGGACACGCAGCTGAAATTAACTCAATAGAAACTACTCTTGTCATTTCTTTCTCCTTTTAATTGAGGCGGGAATCTGGCCCCCGCACCTACCGGATCGGGGCCAGTTCCAGCCGAGATCATTCCTTATCAATAAAGGTTTTGACCAGTTCACGAAGACCATCTTCCAGTTTGTCAGGCTCCATTACTCTGCTGATAAACTCACCTTCATAAGTTTTCCAGCTAACTTCAACCTTCCCACACGGAAGTATTTCGATTTCATATAATGCTTTCTTACTCATGCTGCCTCCTTAAAAAGGAAATCTAATTACAAAATCAGATGGCTGCTTCTTTAGCTTGTCACCCATCCCCTTATAAAGAAGAACAAAGATCGACTCTTTCATATCCTTCTTGCTCTTGAACACACGGTATAACTTGCCATCCTCTGCTTTAAAATCAGACAGTCGCTTAACAACACGGTAAATAACTATGTCACCTAACATTAGGTTGTCATTCTGCGGTGCTATGTAATAACTCATGCTGCCTCCTCATACTTACGCTTCATAGTGAATTGGGACATGACATACTCGACCGCCTTCTGTGCAGCAGATGCAGCCTTAAGTATGTATTGGGGATCATCCTTGATTGCTTTCTGCCATGACTGCAGATAACTAGCGTGTTGCTTTAGGTCATACGACACCCCAAGCTCAGCGCACAAGAACACGCTGCCAAGCTCGGCAACCAACTCTTCTTTCGCATAATCCTCGCTGCCGAACATGCCAGTAAGCGGTCTATCTAATCGTTTGCTGTGACCAGTAGCGTGAATGCACTCATGGTATAACGTTGATTGGTGGTCATCATCTGACTCAAATTGGCCTGGCATAGGCATCTTGATCTTGTCAGTGACAGGTGAGTAACATGGATTGTTACTGGCGTTACAATCAAGCCCAACATTAAGAGCCTCTACTATTTCATACGGTCTTTCTAACTTACTTGTCCTTATTTGAACTGGCGGCACCTCAATACCAATCTGATCTAAATTAAACAGGTTGTATACTTTGGCAAACTTAAACATTTTTTCAGGATCATCTCTGTCAGTACCAGTACCAAAAAAGACAGCTGGTGTTGCCGTCTGCCCTTTGACTGATCCGCCAAGATCTTTTGCTTGATTGAACGTCACCCAATATGGACTTGTATAGTCATTAACCCACGCCGAGATCATCGTCATTATCTGATTGGTTCCGGTGTAAGCACGTTTACTTAACCAGTTACAATGCAACCTAGATTGTGATTGCCAAGTCTTACGCCAAGTCAACTCATCTTCCATTGCCTTAGATATAAGCTCGACAATACGATTGTATTTTTTAGACATACCTAACTCCTTGCGATTGAAAATAGGCTGAAGATACCCTCAACCTTTGTTAAACTTTACCAACCTTTGCAATGTTATGCAAACATTACCATCAATAATTAGTCAGCAATTAATGTACCAAGCTCAGAAAGCTCGGGTTGTTCAACGGCTGCATAACCAACCGCATCCATCGATTCGCAAATATCCTGCAAGTAAACAGGATGCAAGCCCTCGTCCAATCGGCTATGGAATTTCACCTCAGCCAAATGAATTCCCGTGTAATCTACAATTCGATATGTATCCATCACTCTTCCTCCGGAGCAGCTATAAGCGCAGCCACCATCAACATCGCCATCGCATACATTCCGAGGCTATACAGAATATTCTTGCCATCCGCCATCATCAGCCCCTGAACGCAAAGCACAATCCCTGTTACCAAATACACATAGAACAGCATCTTGTAAGTATTCATACCAATCTCCTTGGACAAAAATAGGGGCCGAAGCCCCTTGATGATTAAGCTACTTGCTCTGATTTGTTGCGAAGATACTCAAGTGTTCGTTCGGCTCGTTCGATCTGAGCAGAGTGAGCATCCTCAACTGCCATCGACAACATCTTCTTACCTGACTTTGTCTTGCGTTCCCAAATGGCGATCTCAATTCTCTTGCCTTCGAGCATGATTTCTCCCTTGAAGGATGGAGCTTTTTCGCTGCGCTCGAGTCCCTTGTCGTTGTAGAAGGCTATTCCTTTGTTGTTTTCGATGTTAAGTGCCATGATATTTCCTCTATTGATTGATTTGTGTCGTTGCCGACAAGAGCAGAACTTCACTGGCTGTGCATGATTGCAAGGGGGAAGTTGAGCGTGAATCGCGGAGGGTCCGCGCGAGGGGGTTATCGCGTGGAAACCGTTATTCTCGCGGCCCTTGCGAGCAGGTGCAGACTGTGAATTCGTTGCGGTTGTCAGGCTACGACGGGTACAAATCTATCGATAGAGGAGATATCGCTTATGGCGCTTGACGTCGGGAACGGCAAAGGATTCTGCAACGGCGAGGGTGAGGAGCAGCGGAAAACGGAATCCGTGTGAGCAATCAGGATTGAAGGCGATCCCCCTGCCATTTGGGAATGCAGGACAAAGG